AGGTTCTTTACAAGATAGTCTATCTCTTAAATGGTGTATTACATCGCCATCTACAAAAATCGCCACATGATTCAATCCAACAGCGCCGATTGACATAAATAATAAATCGCCATTTTTTAATTTTTCGTCATTTTTTAATTCAACAAATCCTGTATCTCTTGCGCATCTTTCAAACATCGGGTCAGCTTGAAATTCTTCGGGTGTAATTGGTCTGTCCCAATCTCTAAGTTCTATATTTAATTTTTCTTTGTAATATCTGCGAACAAGTGACCAACAATCTGAAACACCCCAAACCCAAGGTAAACCGATCATATCTGGTTTATATCCTGACGGCTTATATTCGCCCCAAGTTTCCGTTTTAGGGTTGACAATATACCAAGGCAAGTTTGATTGCTCACAGCTTATTTTATCGGCTTCTGAAGCAACAGGCGGTGTTGTCGGGTGTGAATGAATAATACCAATAATTTCTCCAAGAGAATCACCTGCAACAAAATCTTCAGGGTTCATTATGAAACATTGATGCGAGGTTATTGCTAAATTTTGACAGGGAAAATATTTTTCTTTCCCGCGAATATTTAACAAAAGACCGCAAGATTCTTTCGGGTCTTGTTCTTTGGCATGAAGCAATGCGTCAGCCTTCCAAGTCATCCTGTAATCAATCCAATACTTGGAAATTCAGAACGGGTGCATTGACGCTTTGGCGCTCTTACTCCCGCCATATCAAAAACAGCCGCAAGTTCAAAAGATACAACAGTTCTATTTTCTGCTGATTTTCTATCAATAATATAAATTTCTTGTGGAAATTCTGCCGTGTTGTCTGGGGTTCCGTATGGGTTTACATTGCTTGGAAAATTGGCGGCGTCAATAAACCTTGCCTGTGTTCTTATCCTTTTAACAGTTGCCCCTGTCAAATCATTACCTGTTGTTGTCTGGTTTACTAAAAGAAGTATCGCCGAAATAGTTCCAAGAGCATTTGAAAAAGTAAGAGTTGGCCTTGGTAATTGTCCTTTACCATATTGAAAACCTTCAGCCTGTACAGGAAATCTTGTATATGCGTTTCCCTGCCAAATTATTTCGCCATTATCTTTTAAACTTGTTCCCGCATGAAAACGATATGTTGTTGTCGCGCCATGTAATGAATTATCAAGTGTCAAAGTAAAAAGTTCAATAACCGCTGATGGGTTAACTTTTTGTAAATCACTTACAATTTTATCTGTACTCATGCTTCAAAAACTTGTCTGAATGTAGCGCTGATTGACGCCCTGTTGTTATAAGGAATAGATTTAGACCAAGTTTCGCAAACAAATTTTTTGGCACCTGAAAGAGTGATTGAAACATTTCCGCTATTTGTTGCACTTGCGGCGGCTGTAACTGTAAAGGTGTTTTCATCAACGGCTGTTGCAACTGTAAAAGAACCATCAGTTGCAGAACCCGATGTGTAGTCAATTGTCAAAACATCGCCTATTGCAACGCCATGATTTGAAATCGTGATTGTAACTGTTGTTCCTGATTGTGAATATGTTCCTGTTTTTGTAAATCCTTCGCCGGGCGGTGTAAATGTAAAACTTTCCTGATCGTTTGCGCGGCTATCAAGAAACGCTTCAACAACATCTGATTCAGTTTCGCTTAATTCAAAACTTACATTATAAAGTTTGGGGTTTTGATTGCTTGCAAGTCCAAAAAATATTCTCTGTTCAAATCCATCTGCAAACCTTACTGTGCGAACAGCGGGCGCAGATTTTTTTGAAAAGCCCTGATAAGTAGGTGTGACGCTTGGAAAGGTTGCCATTTTAAGTTGCTAGTAAACCCCCCGGTCTTTTTTGTTTTATTAATTCTGATTGTATCGCCGAAGCAAGAGCAACGCCAAGTTCTTTCCCGCGATTTTCATTAGCGTCTGCCTGCATACCTTCAGCCGAAACATTTACAACTATATTTGTATTACCACCGCCACCGATCTGATTATTTGGGATAACTGTGCCGCTTGATTTTGGGGTGAAAATCTCCGGACCTCGCTCCCCGACTAAATAACTACGGCCAGCGGATGCGCGACCACCATTTGCAAGCCCCGGTAAATCTGAAAATATACCGCCAAAACTTCGTCTTAGTAAAGTATTTATTCCAAGCCTTAACAAAGACGATGCAAGATCGTTAACAATTGCCCTTGCCGCTTCTCCAAGGCTTCTTGTTCCTTCAATAGCATCGACCAAGGCATCAGAAATACCTGTTGCAATATCATTGCCAATTTCTTTAAATATTCCTTTTATTCTTTCCGCTTCTTTCTGATTTTCTTTCATTTGCAAACCTTGTTTTTTTAATTCAAAATTTTGATTTTCTAATAAAATTAATTCTTGACCGCGAACAACTCCATGTTCGTCAATTATTTCTTGTATATTTAATTCATTTTCTTTTCTAAGTTTTGCAAGTTCTGTTTCTTCTTTTTCAATAATAAGATTTTTTTCAAGTGAAGCATTTGAATCTGTCAATGCTTTTCTGTGTCTTTCAAATTCTTTTGCAAGATCTCTTGCTTCTGCATTTGGAAGACCATCTTTAAGTTTTTTTAGATCTCTGTTAACTATAATCAAATCTCTTTTAATATCCCTAGCGGTTCTTGTTAAAAGTTCCAAACCGGGAAGATTAAGAAAAAGGTCTAAAATCATATTTGTTTTTTCTAATTGTTTATTTAAAATATCTTGTTCTTTTTCAAGTTCTGCTATTTCTGTTTTTAAGGCTTCCGCTGAACCTTCTTGTAATAACTGATTAAATGTTCGTTGTTCATTATTAGCTTCAAGTAATTTTGCAATAAATCCTCCAAGAGCTATAACAGCCAAACCAATTCCAGTTTTTGCGAGTGCAAGTCTAAATGCTGAAGCGGCGGCAGCGGCTTTTGTAAATCCTCCCGCAGTAGCAAAAGCCATTGTCGTTGTTGCAGATAACTTGCCATTGGCTATAGCCGCAGCCGTAGACATTGCTAGAAAATTAGCTTTCAATGCAGCAATTTGAGTAATTAAAAGAGTTCCAACAACAGTTATACCTTTTATTGCGGCAGTAATTCCTATAAATGCAAACGTAACAGACCCCGCTTCACTATCAATAAACGAAACAATTCCTTCAATCAATGCCGATGTTGCTTTTGTTAATTTCAAAACTGTAGGTAATAGTTTTGCCCCCAAAGTTATCTGTAATTCAAGAACAGCATTACTAAATTCTTTGAATACTTGCGCGGGCGAAGCATCCATAATTGCATCAATCTTATCTTCGCCTTCTTCAAGTGATCTATTTAACGCCCTTAAGATAATATCTGAAGTTAACAAACCCTTTGATGCAAAATCTTTTAATTTACCTGTGGCAATACCTGTTTCTTTTGAAATGGCAACTAAAAGTTGCGGAACCTGTTCTGCAATACTTCTAAATTCATCACCTTGTAAGCGTCCAGAACCTAAACCTTGCGCTAATTGTGTAAATGCCGCACTTGCTTCCGTTGCGTTCAATCCCGCTTGAATAGCAATTGTATTAAAACCTAAAAATGTAGTTTCAATATCTTTAAGAGAAATTCCAAGCGGTCTTAATCTTGCAAAAATATCTGTTACACCTCTTGTTGCTTCAATAATTGACAAGTTAAATTTATCTTGAGCCTTTGCAACTAATTCTTGAGCCTGTGCAAATTCGCCAAATTCAGACGTAAGAACTTTCATTCTTAGTTCTAAAGCCTGAAAATCTGAAGCCGTACTTACAGCCTGTTTTGCAACTAACCCAATTCCAATACTTGCAATAGCAGTTTTAAGACCTCCAAAAGCATTTTGTAATCCTGTTGTCTGCGCCTGTACACCTTTTAATGCTCTTGTGGCCTGCGTTGCATCAACTGTAAGTTTTACATTAGCCTGTGCCACAAATCAACAAAACCTTTTCTTATATATTACCTTCTATTTGCTCTTTGGCGATTTAATTCTCTTTTTTCTCTTTCATTCTTAACTTCATAATAGGCAGCCCAATATATCAGTTCTTCTTCTGTGATCAAAGAACGTAATTCCTGAATAGTTTTTCCTAATTCTGTTGCGAGAAAAAATTCAAAATTGAACCAATTATCTCGCGATATTATTTTTTTGCTTTATCAACATTCAATTGAATATCAAACATAAATAATTCAATTTCGTTTAATACATTTTCTGGAAGTTCTCTTTGTAGATTCGGCGCATCTGCGGGCGCAAATGCTTTTGACCCATCTTCTAATTCTGCGTTTTTACAAAGAAGATAAGTTGATATTGTCAAAGCATCATCTGTATTTGCCGCACTTTGAGCGCGAACACGATCATCCCTTGTTAAAGGCTTAAAGTATAAATCGACAATTTTTTCGCCGTTTTTATTCTTAAATTCGTATTTTCTTCTAGCTGTCATCTGATCTTTATATGAATCAGTTAACAGGTCAATAGTTCTTTTTTGCATTGGTTGATTAGTTGACTAATAAACTCAATGTATCAGATAGCGCTTGTTATGGTACCGCTTGTAATGAAACTGATATTTATTACTTGAATTTCGCCAAGTGTTGCGCCATATTCTGCCGAAGTAATAATTCCCGCAAAGCTAATTTTCTTTGCTGAAGTTGACGAATCGGGAAATAATTCAAATAATGCGTCAGCGTTATCGCCTGTGGTTAAAACATCATCAATGAATGTTGTGTAGCCTGCGCCTGTTTCGGATGGGTTATAAAGAAGTTCTGCTGAACCTTCGCCCGCTATCAAACCGCCGATATTTGTTTTAAATGTATCGCCTTGTTTTGTTGTTTCCATCGTGTCCTTTGATATAGACAAAGACCATGATCTTGTTTGTCCAACGTCAGCTTCGGTGCCGCCCGCATTTTCAAACATAATTTTTCCAACATCGCCTTTGATAGCCATAACAAAAAAAGAATCTATTTATAAATATATTAACTCTTATTTGTTTTTTTTACATCTTTTTTTAATTTTTCTTGAGTTTCCATATATCGCCTGCAACGTCCGTCCCAATATGCGGGGTCACGGCGACCCTTAACAGCTTCGATTGCGTCAAGCATTTTTTCTGTAATTTCCATTAAAGTTCCTCGAAAATTTCAAAAGTCATTCTCAATTGTGTTTGGAATTGACCTTCTGGATTTGGATTGTCAACGACCTCCGGCCCAATCGGTGCATCAAAGATCACATTAGAAACTGTAATTCTATTGTATAAATCCCGCAACCTTTTGCCGATTGTGTAGTTATCGCCTGAACCTATTCCCTGCGGTGTAAAGATATTAAAAACAACAATTCCATTTACGCGGTTCAATCCGTCCGCATTACCTTGCGTCAGATAATTACTTTCACCGAATGTCGTAAGGCATTGAACAAAGGTTGTTACGGCGCTACTATCAAACGACATATTATGAAAAACAACAGATATTGCGGGGCTACTGGCAAGCTCTGTCGCAACTCTAGCTTCGATTGTTGCTCTTACTATGTTTAGATCAATAGCGGCCATTATTTACCCCTTATTTGTTTGTATAGGTCTTGAATTTCGTTTGCAAGTTCTTTTGCCAACAGATCAAGATGTTTTGCTTTCAATCCTTGGTTGCTTCTATATGTGCCACCCCAAGAAGGCGGCAAACTTGTTCCAAACATAACAGGTTCAGCATACGGAACATTATTATGAATATGATATTTTTTTCTAAAATTTTCTTTTCCTAATTGATAATTCAAAGTCTTTGGTGGTTTTATAACAGTTCCTTTACCAGAAGCGCCATATTTGCCTTCTGGGGCGGGTGCGCCGCTTTCTGCGTTTTCTCCTATCTGCCAAGAAACAGCAAGCCTTCCTGTATCTACAGGCGAGCCTTCTTTGACAATACGATCTCCCGTCAAAACTGTAACTGACAACAAAGTATTAATTTGTTCTTCAGAATAATCCCCGATTTGGTTTACGCGTATTTTTCTCATGTTCTTAAATATAGGGTATAAGAAATATCGGTTCCGCCTGATGTTTTAGTAAGGACGCGAATAATATTATGTACAATACTTGAAATAAGAACCTTATCTTTTGTCGTAGGCTTTGCCGTGACAGCCGCAGCCGATATTGTAATTTTTTTGTCTTCCGCCTGAATAAGTTCATTTACTTC